ACAAAAAACTTAGATACTATCATTGCGGAGAGTATGGAGATAACACAAACAGACCTCACTACCATGCTATTATATTCGGGTTCAACTTCGACGATTGGGTCTATTTATTCGACTCTCCTAGCGGCGAGCCTATATACACAAGCCCAAGTCTCGAAAAAATATGGAAAAAAGGATTCGTAACAATAGGAACTGTATCATTCGAATCAGCAGGATATGTAGCCAGGTATTGCATGAAAAAACTAAACGGCCCACTAAAAGACCAGGTCAACAAAAAAACAGGATTAAAACCGTATGAACGTATTAATCATATTACTGGAGAAATTACTGAAGTCTTGCCGGAATATTCCACTATGTCTCGTCGCCCTGGCATTGGTCATAATTGGATTTCTACATATACCACTGACGTTTACCCCAAAGACTATACAACAATCAGGGGAATGCGAATGCAACCACCAAGATACTACGATAGCTACCTACAGAACATCGACCCAGATATGTACGACGACATAAAAGCAGGCAGAGCACTATCACAAGAAATCATGCAAATAGAGAATAAGGGCCCAG